CTCCAGGGAAACAACATGCCGTATGATATTGTGCCATTACATGAACAAGAGTTTTGGAAATTCCTCTAGGAGCACAAAAATAGTTTTCTGGGAATCGTGCCAATAATCTAATCATTACTCTTTGATGTAAATCGAAACTTAACCCACCTGTTTCTGGTTTGTACATGTCCCAGAAAATATCTGGCGACCATCTTAGATACGAACATAATTCAGCAAACTCTTCTATGTGTTTTGTTATTGTATTTGCATTAAGTTCGGAATGCTTAAATGGAGTTTCAAATTCCGATTCATAAATATCATATCTATTATGTTCATGTTTTTTATTTTTCGTTTCGAAATTAGCATAGCCAGCCACTATAAATCACTTTCCTCATATACAGGTTCTCTATATACTTCACCCAAATCTCTAAATATGTTGTTTCGTTTAATTTTCTCTTCTTTTATTTTATCTTTAGAAAAACCTTTCTGTTTATAGTATTCTTCTAACATTTGATCATAAAATTGCCAAATCTCTTTATATTCAATTCTTGGTTTGTCTTCCAACCTACGACAATAATTTACAATACACCAAATTATTAAATCCGCATCATCATATGGTTGTTCTTTAAGATGTGGTAAAATTGATATTATACCAACTTCCGATTCAACTGCTTCAAATAATTGCGGGAGTAAATCTACTCCCCCACTAATATCTGATTTAGATAATTGAGAAACATTAATTTTTGCTGCTGTCGCCGCATCTTTTGCCATTGAACCCCATTCTTTTGCGTTCTTTACATCCCCTTTTGCGGTTGCTAATTCCTCTTTTACCCTAAATCTTATATACGTTTTCAACCCTTCAATATGAAAAGATGTTTTTTCTCCATAATTGCCTATAAGATTGTTCCATTTCTTCTCAAAATACTCGTATTCATCCACCGAGTAACCATAACCCCATTTTTCTTCAATAGTATTAGTAAGAATAAAATCTGATTGTTTTATATTGTTTTCTAAACTATTACTATAATTTAATTCATTACTATTTAGTTGTGGTTTAAAAATAGAATCCTTCCATGATAATTCGCGATTTTGTCTGAGGCATAAATTTTTCATATAAGTCCCAAAATTATCATTTTTATCTTCTAATGATATTTTATAAAGGTCATATATAAAGGGACGATCTATTAATTGAAGTGTTGATTGTACTCTGTCTAAAGTTACATTACCTTGCTCATCACATATCATTTTTTTAAGACAAATTTTACAGTACGGGATACGCCCTGTTGAATGAATGGGGTTGTAGCTAATATAGTATTGGCTACTTTTTTTTGGTTCTCCGCAAGCAGCACATGTTAATTCAATATTGCTTGGAATTTTTACTTTATTTGTTTTTTGCCTACCCACCTTTGGCATATTTATTCCACTTCCTTAAATTAAAAAAACGTTAACTTTAATCTATTAATTCTAAATCTTTATATTTGTCATTGTAATAATTATCAACAAATTCATTAAATTGTTCTTCAGTACTTCCTCCATATTTATAAATTTTATGGAAAAGCGAATGAATTTTATTAGTTAAACAAACGCCGACACCATGAATTTTATGTAACCTGACACATTCTTTCTTGATCATTTCAAGTTCAATGTCTTCATATTCATTAATAAATCTTCTTTTATAAAATCCTCTATCTTAAAGATAGAAGATTCTATACACCTACAAATCCATTATATTTTTCATCTTCTTATAAACTCTCAAAACACCCTTATCATCAAAATCACAATAAGTATTAGTCAAAGTATTATCATTCACAAAATCTAATATTTCTCTTGAATCTCTTGAATCCTCAGAAACAGAAAACCATTCTCTTTCCAAATGAAGTTTCTTAAACTTCTCATGCAAATACTTCTCCATCTCTCTATCACCATCTATATATCCAAGCAATAATAGGGGATAAGGGGATGCAGTTTTTAATGATTTAATACGCTTTTTTATATCTTTACTATATCCAATCTTTATAGTATTATTATTCTGAGCAATGAAATATATCATAGGAATAAATCAATCTTCCAACCAATCTTTCATCTCATTCCTTGCATCTTCATATCCATCATCAAATGCTTTATCATAAATATCTTGAAGCATCTTAAAAATATGTTGTGGGCAAAGTTGATTCTCAAACATAGTCCTTACAGATTCAGCAAGATACATATTCTTAGTACATTCTGGACAATCACATTGCTCTTCTAATTCATTATCTTCCAAATCTTCATCCTCACAATCCTCTATGTATTCTTGATTATCTTCTTTTAAATCAATCCAAGACCAAGTACAATTTTCACCTTGCAACTTAATATTAACATCATGTTCACTCATACCGTTGCACACAAAATAATCCACATGATCTTCCATTGCATCTGTAAATTTATATTCACCACTAATACCTCTTGCAGTTTCACAATAGAAACTCACACCATCTTCGTCATAATATAAACTCACATAATAATCCTTATATTTGTCACTCAATTCCATATCCTCGTCATACAAGTTATAGTTATCAGCAACATATTCGCAAATTAATTCAGCAAGATTCTTATCTGTAACAAACATAAATTGAGTTTCAGATTCAATATGATTGTCAATTACTTGATATATATTTGATAGAGTTAATTTATTACTCATTAATTTTATTCCACCTTATTATTTATTTTATATTATACTATTACAACATTTCTTTATCTTTTGCGTTTGCAACATTTTTACTAGATTCAATCGTAGTATTAGCTGAAATTTTTGTTGTCTCAATATTATGTATTTCTGATGTGATAATTCCTTCTATATTATTAAAATCCCAATACCAAATTTCTAAGAAATTATATTTGTTTTCTTTGGCGTATTCTTTTTTACGTTTATCATGTTCTTGTTGTCTGTTAAATCTTTCTTTAGATGTTTCTATTGACTCATTCTTATATTTTATTATTTGATCATGATATTCACCTTGATATTCAACTAAAAGATTATATTTTAAAATATAGAAATCATAAGAAAGATTACCACCACCTAATCCTAATAAACCATCAAATTCTTTTTGTGGTATATATGAAATATTTTTTAAATCAAATATTTCTTTACATTTCTTTTCACCTTTTGATTTATTACATTCAGGGCAACCACTTTTCACTGTTCCATTTCTGCTACTTATTTTGGCATTCCATTCACATGAACATTCTTTACATATCCAATTAACCTTTTCGCCACTAATAGGAGAGTATTCTTCAGGTCTTTTGTCATTTGTGTTGTAATCCCATTCTTTACATAACTCTGGATTTTTTAATAGTAAATTATAATCTTCCGATGCGTAAAATCCTCTACAATAAGGACAACCAACTCCTATATTTCTGGAATATACATCTTTAACCCACTCATGTTTGGGATTGTTTGTACATTTCCACCAC